GAAGTTGGCTGAATTGCTTGCCAAAAGCGGCGTAGGCAATGTTTTTCAATCTGGCGGCGGCAATCCACTGGCGCAAATTGAAGCAAAGCTGGCAAGTACAGGGCCAAATGCCACCATTGCGGTTGCGGGGCGTGACAGAACGCTGGCAGAGCTGGACAAACTTGCCACCTTGCCTGGTCAAGCCAAAACCCTAGTCGAGCAATTTATCCGTGACCAGCAATCCAAACGCGCAGGGCGACTTACTGCAACGGCTGATGAAGCGCTGGGTACTGGCGGCAAAACTTACACTGGCGCAATTGGTGATTTGATTGAGCAAAAAAGAACACAAGCAGGGCCGCTGTACGACCAGCTAAAGGGGCTTTCTGTCAAAGTTGATGATGACCTAGCCTCTTTAATTCAAGCGTCTAAAACAGCGCATAGCGGGGCTGAGCTGCTGGCTGAATTAAAACGATCAACGCCAATAGACATATCCAAAATTAAAAAAGGTGACGATATACCTTTTGATGCATTGGACAAGGTAAAACAAGCGCTTTACACCTTAGAAGTAAATTCCAAAAAAGATTTTAAAAGTACGCCTGTAAGCAGCGCATACGGAGATTTACGGGTTGCTTTAACAAAAAAAATGGATGCCATAAGCCCTAAAAATGAGGCGGGGTCAATTTATAAGCAAGCCAGAAATGCGTTTGAAGGCCCAAGCCAGCTTGAGGAAGCGGTAAGAGTCGGGCGAATGGCGTTAAAAGATGACGCAATCAAAACAGCTGAATTTATGCGCGGCATGAGCCAAGGCGAAATTGAAGCATATCGAGTTGGCGTTTTGCAAGCTCTTAAAGACAAAGTAGGCACTGAAGGCGGGCAAACTTCATTGCTTAAAATGTGGCGAGAGACAAAAACAAGCAATGCTTTGAAAGAGGCTTTTGGCAATGATTACCGACAATTTGCTGCTGATGTTGCGCGTGAGGGTCGGCTAAAAACTATTGAGGGCGTAGGTCGCGGGTCGCAAACGGCATCAAGGCTTGCGGCAATAGAGGGCGATAATTTGGATACGGCTGTTCAGGCAGGCCAGGCGGCAATGTCTGCGACATCGGGCAACCCATTTCCAGCGTTAGGCACTTTTGGCAAGCTAATCAACAAAGCAGGCACACCAGAAGCAACCCGCAATGAATTGGCTCGGTTGCTGTTGCAAAAAGGCCCAGAGGCACAAAGAACAATTCAGATGTTGCCTGCTGACATTGAGTTTATAAATAAGCAAATGGCTAAAAATGCTGCATTGGCTAACGCATTGGCGCAACAACAAAATCAGCCAAACCGAATTGAGTTAAACAACATGCTTCCTAACAGGCCATAAATGAAGGACACAAAATGAGTTACACCCTGCTTATGCTTTTTTCACGGAGGTGGTTATCGTGAGCTACAATGGTTCTGGCGTATTCGTCATCAACACATCGGGACAGCCGGTAGTCACTGGCACAGTCATTTCCAGTACGGCGTTTAATGCGCTGACTGCTGACTTGGCAACGGGTCTTAGCACGGCCATTACCAAGGACGGGCAGACTGCTACAACGGCACGAATTCCCTTTGCACAGGGAATTAGCTCTACCCTAGTCACAGACTCCACAAGCACAACCACGGGATCAATCATCACTGCTGGTGGGGCTGGTGTAGCCAAGGCTTTGTTTGTTGGCACTACGGCTAATGTGGCGGGAACTACGGACTCATCTAGCTCGACTACCGGAGCAATCACTACGGCGGGTGGTATTGGAATCGCCAAGGCTTTAAATGTTGGAACAACTTTAGCGGTAGCTGGAGACTCAACATTTACGGGGTCTGTTAACGCACCAAACACTTTTGGCTTCAAGAACCGCATCATCAACGGCGCGATGGTGATTGACCAGAGGAACGCTGGGGCGAGTGTTTCTTTTTCTGGTGCTAATGTATTCCCTATTGATAGGTTTCAAGGTTCAATTGCTCAAGGGTCTGGGCACACTGCTCAACAATCAACTACAGTACCAGCAGGGTTTGTAAATAGCGTCTTAGTTACGATTGGCACAGGAGCATCTGCTTCGGCGGGAAATGTATCAAGACTTTTTCAGGTGGTTGAGGGTTTTAATTGTGCTGACCTTGATTGGGGTCTTGCTACAGCCTCAACTGTAACGCTTTCATTTTGGGTTAAAAGCTCTCTTACAGGCACTTTTGCTGGCGGTTTGTACAACAGCGCAGCAAATAGAAATTATGTATTTACCTACGCTATTAGCGCAGCAAATACTTGGGAGCAAAAGTCAATCACCATTGCTGGCGACACATCTGGAACTTGGCTCAAAAATAACGGCGCTGGAATTTATGTAAATTGGGATTTGGGAACAGGCTCTACATACCAAGGGACTGCTGGCGCATGGGCCGCTGGTGTGGCATGGGCTACATCTGGCTCAGTTAAGTTAGCTGCAACAAGTGGCGCAAACTGGTCTGTCACAGGCGTACAGCTTGAAAAAGGCAGCACAGCCACATCGTTTGACTATCGGCCTTATGGCACAGAGTTGGCGCTTTGTCAGCGGTATTTATATGCTATTCGTGGGTCATTAGCATCAAGTAGCCAAGCATCTGTTGGTGTTGGTGGTTGGGATGGCACTGCTGGAGCAACTATTGTTGTTCCATATCCCGTTCAATTAAGAGTTTTTGCTTCGAGCATTACTGTCTCATCTGCCTCAGATTTCCAATGTGTCAGAGAAGCAATAGCTTGGGAAAACGCAACAGCAATTGCTTTAGCAGCAGACGGAAATGGAGTTCAAGCGGCAGCTCTGACTGTAAGCACGGCAACACGCGACACCCGTGGCTTTGCTGCACGCATGAGGTCAAATTCTGCAACTGCATATCTTGGTTTTAATGCGGAGCTATAAATGACATACAAAATCCAAACAACTGCAAACATGGGTAAAAATTACAAATCCATAATTTTGCTTAATGCAGATGGTAGCTACACAATATTTCCTGATGAAGTTGATGGGCCTGAATACCAAGCCTATCTTGCATGGCTGGCAGAGGGCAACACGCCAGAGGCCGCAGAGTGAACCAGATTGACGCAACAGACGCCAAGCTAGCCACGCATGAAGAAGTCTGTTCGCTCAGATACGAGGCGATCCAGAAGTCGTTTGAGCAAGGCAGCAAGCGCATGAGCCGTATTGAATACATCCTCTACGCACTGATTGCGGTCACGCTGCTCGGGCCAGGCTTTGCTGCTCAACTTCTCCAAAAGATGCTGTGATGTAATCATGGAAGCGCTGCCGCCACCACCGCCAGCGGCGCAATCGCCCGTCTTTGAGTGCATTAGGTGGACATGGACACCTGACCGGCTGTTGGTCTGGTGTTTGAAATGGCGGGAGCGAGGCAAGCCTGAACCTAAAAAGGTAGCGGAAAGTGATTGATCCTCTAACAGCGCTAGCAGGCATACAGGCAGCGGTTGCGCTGATTAAAAAGGTCAGCAAGACTGTTGACGATGTGTCCAGCCTTGGCCCTGTGCTCAGCAAGTATTTTGATGCCAAATCCACGGCGACCAAAGCTGCTGTCCAAGCCAAAAAATCCAAATCATCAATGGGAACGGCCATTCAAATTGAGATGGCACTAGATCAGGCCAAGCGGTTTGAGGATGAGCTACAGCTTCTGTTTATGCAAAGCGGACGCATCGACACTTGGAATAAAATCAAGTCTCGGGCGGCGGCAATGGATGTCGAATCTGCCCATGATGCACGGCGTGAGCGTGAGGCTGCGGCCAAGCGAAAAGCAGAAATGGATGAAGCAATTGAACTTGCGCTGATGGCACTTGTCTTTTTTAGCTTGCTTGGCGTTATTCTTTATTTCAGCTTTGGCATCATGGAGCAGCGCGGGTGAGCGCCGAACAACTTAGCTTAATTGACAAGGTGCTAGCGTATGTCAGCAGCCCGTTTCGTCTATTTGCAATGGTGCTCATGGCGGTCTTAACATTTGCAGGCTATTTTGTTTATACAAACCAAGACTTGCTGATCGGCGCTTACAAGGAGTCTAAAAAGATTCCGTCTATTGCAGAAGATCGGGTCGAGGATGCCGCTTCTCATCTGTTTAAACAGTCTGGTGCTATTGTGGTAGCAGTGTTTAAAGTTAACCCTATGTTTGGCACTCGCATTGTTTACAGAGCTTACACACGGGAAGGTCGGGAAAAAGCAATGGATGGCTTGGACGTAGGTTTGTTCAGCGCTAACCAAACCAACAACCTAGACATAACTAAGCTGTTGGTCAATGAGATTCCATGCGGCGAATACACCAGCGCACAGAGCGAGATGGGCATCTGGTACATCGAAAAGGGTGTGGGCTACACATGCCGCATTTCAGTGCAGCCAGAGGCTGGTCGCTTTGTTGGGCAGATCACAGTCGGGTGGGCATCACCACCAGATAATTTACAGAAGACTCATGCAATGTTGCAGATCGCTGCCTCGATGCTGAGCAAAAAAAGGACTTAACAATATGGACTGGTTAAAACAAATTGCACCGACAATTGCCACGGCGCTTGGAGGGCCACTGGCTGGGATGGCCGTTTCTGTTGTGTCAAAAGCCATCGGCGTAGACCCCGACAAGGTGGGCGACCTGATCTCCAACAACAAGCTAACAGCAGAGCAAATTGCTCAAGTCAAGATTGCAGAAATTGAGCTGCAAAAGCAAGCGCAAGAGCTTGGCCTAAACTTTGAAAAGCTGTCTGTAGAAGATCGCAAGTCTGCGCGTGACATGCAAGCAGCGACAAGATCAATTGTGCCGCCTGCGCTGGCTGCAATCGTTACTGTTGGCTTTTTTGGTATCCTTGGCATGATGCTGTTTGGCAAGGTCGATAGCGGCAACCCAGCGATTCTGATGATGCTGGGGTCACTTGGCACTGCTTGGACGGGCATCATTGCTTACTATTTCG